GTTGATTGCCCCCGCTTAATGGCTTCGTTTTGGACCCAAGTTAAAAGATGTTTTGGTATCGTGAACGTAGCCGTGGTTTGGTTAGGCTTTCTTTGATTTGGCATGCCTGATTGGGACGATATTTTCCGCCGTTGCCGGACGGATCTCAAAATATCGTTTGGCCACCTCCTGGGTTATGGATACGCCGTTGAGGGAGACCGTTTTGTAGGTCCCCAACAACATGCTTACCGAGTGCCCGCAGGCCAGTGCCGTCCTGGCTGCGTCTTGCGTGTAGGCAAGATAGTAAGAGGCAAAACTATGACGCATCCCGTTATCGATCCACTTTTGCGGGAGCTTGGGGTTGTCGGTCTTGGCGAGCCACGGGCTGACAAATCGTGTTGGTTCTTTTGTGCCCATAGACTCCATGATGTTGCCCTTTCTATTTTTGAAGGGGGCCAACCATTCAGCTAGGTTTGGGAGAAGGGGGACAAGACGAGACTGGTTGGTTTTGGTGATGTTGCGGTCTAACCGAATATTTCCCCCGACCCAGTCAATGTCTTCCCATTTAAGCCGGCAAAGCTCTGCGGAACGAACTCCCGAAAAAAGACCAATCGCCAGGAACGGAATAACACTAACGTCTGCCAAGCGGAGCATGGCTTCCGCTTGCTCGGGTGAGTAGATCTCGACATCCGGACGTTTGAAGCGGATCTCTTCGGATTTTTCGGCAGCGTGGCGTTTGTCTTCCATCAGGTAGCCCTTGCGCCTTGCGTAGTTGAAAAGCACGATGATGGAGGCCCTGTGATTGTGGCGAGTGCGGGGGGCGTAAACCGGGTCGTCCAGGTATTCGTCGATGTCTTTTGGAGTAACCACGGAGATCGGCCGGTTCATTCTCTCCGAAAAACGGGTGAGGTGATGGCGTATGGTTGTCTTTTGTGATCTGGACAGGTGTTGGTCGGCGTCGTTCCGTTTTAAAAACTCCTCCACCAGGTCTTTGACTTTTATTTGTTTAACCTCTTTTGGGTTGGTCTCGACGTAGGCTTTGACGGCTCGGTCAAGAGGGACACCGTTAAGCAGGGCTTCGCATTGCCGGTAATATTGAAGTTCTTTCTGCGTGATCTCAGTCGTTGTCGCTGACCCGTCGGCCAGTTGTTCGGCAATTGCTCTGGCTTCACGTTTGGCAAGTTCGAGCGACGCCATGCCCCGACGCATCCGTTTTTTTCCGATGTACCAGGAGATAATGTACGTCATGTATTCATCTCCCCCACGACGCAAGGGGCACTCGTAGATCCGGACTTTTGCCCAACCCTTCTGGATAACGATCGGTTTCATACTTTTGGAATCTTGACACATTATCTTGACAATCTTGACACGAGTCAAGCGAAAATCTTGCTTATTGTTGCATATTGCATTTCTCAGGTTGCACATGTAATTTATTTTTATTGAAGGAGTTAGTGGAAATAATTGGAAGTTAGTGACTTACGTGGGCGGGTCGTTAGCCCAATGTGCAGCTTTGGGAAGTATCTAAAAATCAACAATTTGTAAAAATCGACCAAAAAATCTTGACGAAATCTTGACGAATTTTAACATCTACCCATTGGGTTATGGCTGATGGCGTAGAAAAATACGGTCGGATTTGGCCAATTGGCACCACCGAGGTCACGATTGAACTGATGGGGTTTAGAGAAAACTACGGCCCAGAAGTTGGGGGTCTAGGGAAATACGGGCATTTCCGTCGGGTAGTAGAACTTCTCTGGCCCTACGACACCAAGAAGAACAAAAACGGCTTCCAATGGAACCCCTGGGCAGAGCGGATTTTCGAGGAAGCCTGCAAATGGAACTACCTTGGGATCTCCGGTCCGAAGTCCTCAAGCAAGACTCATTGCATCGGGATCTGGGGATTGGTCAACTGGCTGTGCGACCCCTTTAACACGCTCGTCCTCGTCACAACGACCTCCGTCCGTGAGGCCAGAAAACGGATGTGGGGCGTGATCCGAGAGCGTCATCTCCAGATCCCCGGACTCCCAGGACGGATTGTGGATTCGATGGGTAAGCTGATTCTGGATGAGGCAGGGAGTGATCGGTCCTCAATCACCCTGATCCCTTCGGCCAAAGACAAGGAAAAGGAAGCCACCGAAAAGTTGATTGGGTTGAAAAACAAACGAGTTTTGCTCTTGGTCGACGAGGCCACGGACGTTTCCCCGGCGATCTTTGAAGCCATCCACAATCTGGACTCCAATCCGTTCTTTCAGTGCATTGCCCTTGGTAACTTTGCCTCCGCTTACGATCCGTTCGGCCAGTTCATCACCCCGACCAACACCTGGAACAGCGTTAACGCCAACATGGACGGTTGGGAGACCTCCCGCGGCTATTGCGTCCACCTGGACGGAGAGCGCACTCCCAACCTGGATTCCGACGATCAATGGCCTTTTCTTTTGACCTCCAAGCAACTGCGCGAAGCCCGGGAATTCCAGGGGGAGAACAGCCTTTCCTATTGGCGGTTCATCCGGTCGTTCCCCGCGCCTGTCGGGGCTGAGCAGAATATCTACAGCGAAGCCGACATCCGAAAGTTTGACGGCGAGGCTCTCCCCAAGTGGGAGACCCAGCCCACAAAGGTCGCCGGCTTTGACCCGGCCTTCACCAATGGAGGGGACAGGTCCGTTCTTTACGTTGGGAGTTACGGGAAGAGCGATCTCGGCTTGACCACGATTTGCTTTGAAAAGGCCCATATCCTTCGGGAAGACGCCACCAAGGCCAACGAGCCAAGAAACTTCCAGATAGCTAGGCTTGTCCGCGAGATCTGCGAGCGTGAGGGGATCAAGCCAGAGCACCTGGCCGTTGACGCCACCGGAGCCGGCGACCCGTTCTGCGACATCCTAAGCGAAACCTGGAGCCCCAGGATGCTTCGTGTGAAATTCGGGGAGAAGCCCACAGAACTCCCTCTCAGCATGGTCTCCCCGATCAAGTGCAACGAGAAGTTTGGGAACCGCGTCAGCGAGCTTTGGTGGGTTGGGGTGGAGTTCTTGCGTGGCAACCAGCTTAAAGGAATCACTCCTGAGCTGGCACGGGAGCTGACTTCCCGCAAGTACAGCACGATGTCCGGAGGAAAGCTGATTGTGGAGCCAAAGAAAGATATGAAGTCCAGAATGGGGAAATCCCCGGATTTGGCGGATGCCGCCTGTCTTTTGGTCGACCTTTGCCGGCAACGCCTGGGAGCCGTGTCTGGCGGCAAGATGGCGGCCAACCGGAGCAAGGACTGGCTCAAACAGGCCCGTAAACTGGACGTGGCTTCGTATCAGGACCGGCAACTCTTGGGAACAGGTCTTGGCGTCACTTGACGAACCAAACTCAATGTTAGAGTGGAACAGACGTGTCAATCGAGCTCGAATCACTAGCCGAGTCCGGAAAGCCTCCACGGACAAGAATTAAGGACGCAAAGTCGGCCCACGCCATTTACCAGGCAATGCGGCAGGCTGACGATGCCTCGGCCATCGACCGCCAAAAAATCCAGGCGATGCTCGATGGGGAGCCGCCGTATTCCCCTAACCAGCTTAAGGCTCTTGGCCAGGGCTACCGGGCCAATCTTAACTTTGGGGAAGCTTCGGCCGCTCTTGAGACTGCCCTTTCCGCTTATTCCGATTTGGTCAACTCGGTCGACAAGCTTGCCGCCGTCAAAACATCCTTTGGGGATCCGTCACAGCGGGTGGAGTGGGAGAGCATTATCGCGGAAGAGTTCCACCGTACCGTCACGGATTGGGACGAGTTTTTCTACAAACAGCAGATGCTCGCCCACCAATTTGTGGCTTTTGGCGTAGGTCTTGCTTTTTTTGAGGACAACCGCAACTGGCAGTGGAACATCTGCGGGCTTCGCGACTTCAAGGTTCCGCGTGGAACCCCGGCCACCGACACCAAGTTTGAGATCCTGACTATTGAGAGAAACTTTCTTGTCGGTGAGCTTTATCGCTTCATCGAGAACCCCAAAGTTGCCGCAGAGCTTGGCTGGAACGTGGAAGAGACCCGCAAGGCCATTATGCTTTCCACCGAGACCGGACGGGCCAGCGAGCGCGATTGGGAGAAACTCCAGGAAGAGCTGAAGAACAACGATCTCAACTACTCCCACGCCCGAAGCAAGGTTGTCCGCGCCGTCCACTATTTTGTCCAGGAGTTCGACGGATCTATCTCTCACTACATCGGTACCCGCCGCGGTGACGAATCTGATTTTCTCTTTAAACGCCCCAGCCGCTTTAAGAATGCCAACGAGGCCTTTGTCCTTTTCTCCTACGGGATTGGGTCCAACGGACTTCTCCACTCCATCCGTGGCCTAGGTTACAAGCTCTTCCCGTTCATCCAGCTTTCCAACCGACTTCGTAACGCCGTCGTTGACGGCGCGATGCTCTCCTCCGCCCTGATGATCCAGCCGGCAACCGGTGAGGACGTCAGCAACCTGACCTTGATGTACAACGGACCTCTGTCCGTGCTACCCCCTGGCATCAACGTGGTCGACAAGGCCATGCCCAATTTGGCCGGCAATGTTCTTCCGATCGTCAGGGATCTGGAAGTTGTCCGGCAAAACAACACCGGAACCTACAATCAGAAACAGGTCATGCCGGATGGCGATGCACGGACGGCTACCGAAGTCCAGGCTCAGCTTGCCCAGCAGTCGATTCTAGGCACCCAGGCGATGAATCTTTACTACACGCCCTGGCAGAAGTTGTTGGCCGAACAGTTCCGCCGTCTGGCCACCGTCAAATACCGTTCCGACGAGCCGGGTGGTAAGGCGGCAATTGATTTCCGCAAACGGGTGGAGGCGAGGGGAGTGCCGTGGGAAGCGGTGGAGACTGTTTACCGGGTCAACGCCGTCCGCGCCGTTGGAGCCGGAAGCCCCGGAGCCCGTATCCTTGCCTTTAACGAGTTTTTGCAGATCCTCCCCAGGTTTGACGAGGTGGGCCAGCGCAACTTGATTCGCGACCGGGTGGCTGCCCGTGTTGGGTATGACCAGGTCGACCGCTACCTCCCGTCCGCCGAGATCGAGCGTATCCCGGTTGACGCCAAGATTGCCGAGCTTGAGAACAACGCCATGCAGGGCGGTCGCGGAGTCAGCGTTAACCCCGGTGAAAACCACGCCGTCCACGCCCGTGTTCACCTTGAGGACGCCAATCGATTCCTACAGGCCCTTCAACAAAATCAGGTGGATCCTCGGGTTGCCATGGGTTACCTCCAGCTCCAATACCCGCATAGCTCCGCACATCTTGAGCAACTTGCTTCCGACCCGACCCGCAAACAGGAAGTCGGGGCGGCTCGGGAGATTCTCAATCTCATGCGCGAAGCCATTGAGAACATTGGGAAGCACGTCGGGCTGCTCAGGCTCAGGCGATGCCGGGTGGTCAAGGCGGTGGGATTGACCCCAAGACAGCGGCAGCGATCCAAAAGGCCCAAGTGGAAGCACAGATCAAGATGCAGAATGCCAAGCTCGACCAGCAGCTCAAGATCGCCGACACGCAACAGCGTATGGCGATTCGCGATGCCGAGGCCGCCCAGAAGATCCGTCAGAATAGCCTTGCTTAAAACATCTTGCCAATCTAACGTCAAGAAACATGAAAATAACCGAATGGGCCAAGAGAGAAGATCTTCAACTGGAATGGAAAAAACTCTGGGAAAACAACGAGGCGATGAAAGCGGGTTTTGATGTACTTCGCGATGTCGCCCTTCCCCTAGAAAGCCGCACTCCCGCCGGCACCGACGCGATTCAACACAATGCTTTGATGAACGCACGGCGTGAGGGCTACTACGATGCTCTTCGCAACATCGAGGCGATGAAGGAAATCAAACGCGCCACCGACCCGCTTCCTGAACCCTGGAGCAACCCCAAGAAGGAGGAGTAATCCACCATGCCAGCCACAGCCACCGCCGAGCCCACCCCCAAAGCCGAAGTAGGCATTAGTTTTTCCGATGCGCTGGATGCCGCGTTAGGCACAGCCGAACCCGCGCCTGCTCTCGCTCCCGCAACTCCTCCGACGGCTGAAGCTCCGAAGCCCTCCGAGACCGCGCCCGTCCAGGAAGCCAAGACCGAAGCTCAGCCGGCGGAGAAGTCTGAGCCTAAGACCGAATCCAAGACCCCTTCGTTCATTCTGGAGGAGCTTGGAAAGATTGGTACCGAAGAGAAAGCTCCCGAAGCCAAGGCTAACGAGACCGAGGCGAAAGCCGAACCGGTGGAGGAAAAACTCCCCGACAACGCTCCTCCCGCTGCCCAGACCGCCTTTGCCAAACTCACCAAGGAGTTGAAGGAGGCCAAGACCAAGCTCAAGGAGATGGAGACCAAGGTCACCGAACGCACCGACGCCGTGGAGAAAAAGGGAGGGGATGTCCAGACCGACACCCAGCTCAAGGAGCTTCAGGCCAAGCTTGAGCAGTTCACCAAGGAACGCGAGGAGCTGGAAGGTGAGCTTCGGTTGAGCCGGATTGAGGCGACCCGCGAGTATAAGGTTGCGATTGCCGAGC